AAGACAGTATAACTTTTAATCAAAAGTGTAAAGAAATTTATATTTCACTGGAAACAACCACCTCGACGGGATCCTTTGAATTGGTTGCTGACTTAACTGGAATTAAAGACAATGAGATGTTCGCCTTAACTGGGTCGGGCCTTACAGATTAATTCCTTATAATAAAAACGGTCATTTTGTATTTCGAAAGACTATTTATTTGTGAGTAAATCTATAAGGGAATATATCTATGTCTTCATTACTAGAACAAGCGATAATTGATGCAGCCGCTTTAAAAGAGGCAGCCATTAAAAATGCTGAATCTGCAATTTTGAATAAATATTCAACCGACATTAAAGAGGCGGTGGAAAGCCTGTTAGAGCAAGACGATGAACTTGCCCTTGGTGTTGAGGATGGAATGGAATTATCTACTTCCTTGGAAGATAGTATTCCTCTTGCTGGTGCACCCCCGACTTCAACTGATGAACAGGAAATCGTATTGAGTATGGAGGAGCTTAAAGATATGGCTGAAGCTCTTGCTGGTGCAGAAGAAGACTTGATTGGTGAACCATCACCACACGAAAATCTTGTTGATGGTGTGCCGGGCACCGAGCCACCCTCGTCCCAAGAAGCGGAGACTTCATCTGTCCCTGTTGATGTAACCTTGGAAGAGGAAATAGATTTAGAAGATCTTGATGAGATCTTGGAAGAACTCATCGTCGATATCGTTCCTGAAAAAAGCGGATGGGCTGGCACCCCCGGAACTATTATGGATTACAAAGAAGAATTGGCCTTGGCCCATCGCTCTGGAACAGAGGCACTAGCACAGGCAAAAGCATTGACACAGGCTGGAGAAAGACTTAGAGAGGCAAATAGAGACCTCAAATCAAAAAATACAAAAATGATAAAAGCACTCCAGATCTTAAAAGAAAGTTTTAATAAAGTTAATCTCTCAAATGCGAGATTAGTTTACACGAATCAGGTATTAACAGACAACTCCTTGAATGAGCGGCAAAAAAAGAAAATTGTCGAGGCTCTGTCAAAATCAGATTCTATTGAAGAAGCAAAGGTAATATTCGAAACTCTAAAAAGCGCGGTGGGAAGTGTATCAGGTAAAGCACGTCCACAATCACTACGCGAGACCATCGAAAGACCCTCTGCCACTTTACCTAGAAGAGCAGCCAGAACTGTTGAATCTCCGGAAGCGGACAGGATGCAAATACTGGCTGGAATAAAGACAAACAAATAAAGGAGATTTTTAAAATCATGTCTATACTTAAAAAATTAACTGAAGGTATTGTTCGTCGTGATCTATCTAAAGAAGGATCTGCTCTTCTCTCCAAGTGGGAAAAGACTGGACTTTTAGAGGGACTCGGGAACGAACGTGCTAAATATGGGATGGCAGCATTGCTAGAAAACCAAGCGAAGGAACTACTTCGTGAGGCTTCTACTATGGCTGGCACACCCTCTGGAGACGTTGAAGGTTTTGCTTCCGTCGCCTTTCCTATTGTCCGTCGAGTATTCGGCGGCCTAATCGCTAACGATCTTGTTAGTGTTCAACCAATGAGCCTTCCTTCTGGACTCATTTTCTTCCTGGATTTCACCTACGATCGTAATCGTCTTGATACCCTTAGTGGTTCTTCGATATACGGTGGTGGTGTTGTTGCATCGCAGATTACTGGTGGTGTTTCACTTGCTGGCGATCTCGCTGAACAAAGCTATTATTCTTTGAACAACGGGTATTCAAGCCCAACAGGATCCGCCAACTTCACATTGGCCACTTTTGCATCAGGCACAGTTGGCTCTGGAGTTCCAGGCGACTGGGGCGGCACAGGTGGTGCCGGCGCTGCTCTCGCATTGCACGGTGATCGCCTAGTCCGCTTTGATCCAGACTTGGAATCAGGCTCTTTTGCTTGTGTTTCAACTTTGCCTCTGGCAACCCTCACCGCCGGCCAGTTTAACATTAAAGATCTCGTCACTGTGACTCTTAACGATGCAGCCGGTGTTGTCGATGTTAATCAAGTCAGACGCCTGACTCGTGATGACCCCGATACTGCTGGTTCTGTCTTACTGGTTAACGCAGGGCTCGCATCTGCCAACGCCTGCGCAACCGACCTTGTTTTACAGAATACAGCATCATTTGTTATTGATGACAACTTCGCCGCCATTGGCGCGGTTGGTTCTGTATCTGGTCTAGATCCATGGGGATTGGAAAACAATGCGGCAATTCCAGAAATTGACATCAAGGTTGATTCTGTGGCTGTCACTGCGAAGACCAAGAAACTCAAAGCGAAATGGACACCAGAATTGGCTCAAGACTTGAACGCATACCATAACTTGGATGCCGAAGTCGAATTGACCTCAATTCTGTCCGAGCACATCGCTCTTGAAATCGACCAAGAAATCTTGGAAGATCTCGTGAAGGGTGCTACTGCTGAAACCTTGTTCTGGTCACGACTTCCTGGTAAGTTTGTAAATCGGACAACTGGTGCACCACTAATTCCAACTAGTGGGTTTCCTGACTTCACGGGTAATGTATCCGAGTGGTATGAAACCTTGATTGAGACCATCAATGATGTCTCGGCCCAAATTCACCGCAAGACCCTTCGAGGCGGCGCTAACTTCATCGTGTGTTCACCTGAAGTTGCTAACCTCCTTGAGTTTACCGCTGGATTCCGTGGTGCCGTGACTCACGATGATGATCGTGGTCAGGTTGGTGCTGTTAAAGTCGGCTCTTTGAGCAAGAAGTTTGACGTTTACGTCGATCCTTACTTCCCACGGAACGTTGTTCTCGCAGGACGTAAAGGTTCTTCTTTCCTCGAAAGCGGATATGTGTACGCACCGTATGTACCTCTCCAGATGACTCCAACAATCTTCGGTACCGAGGACTTCGTGCCGCGCAAAGGCGTCATGACTCGATATGCCAAGAAGATGGTCCGGCCGGATATGTACGGCTTGGTCGTCGTTCAAGATTTGTCATAGTATAATCTAGGACACATTAACACAAAAAATGCCCCCCCTCCGTTTTCGGAGGGGGGTTTGTTTATTTGGAAACTAATTAATGCGGAGGGATCATAAATGGCATTGCCAACACTAACACCAGCCAGCCAAATGAGCAAGGCGATATTGCCCATAACCGGGGCGGCCGCCGATGTCGCTGCAACACTTCCGCTTGGTATATATACATCTAATGCTTTTCTTTCTGGTGCCGCTGATCAAGTTGCTTATACATATAAGAAATTGGGTGGAGATGTCTTAGACATTGAAATGCTGGCCGGAAATGTTTATGCAAACTATGAAGAAGCTGTTTTAGAATATAGTTATTTGGTCAATTTGCATCAATCAAAAAATATTCTCTCCAACGTTCTTGGACAAACAACGGGAACATTTGATCAGGATGGAAATGTTGTAACTGGGCCGACTAATGTTAATTTAAAATTCCCCCGTGTTACTTTCGAATATGAAAGAAGGGTGGCTGATAATTTTTCTTTCAATGCTGATGTCGGAGGAACAATTCCAATTTATTCGGCATCTTTCGAGATTACAGAGCAAGAGCAAGATTATGATTTACAAGCAATTATATCAGGATCGTCCGCTAGCGGCTTGCAGCCCAACGGCGACCCTGCCCCATTCGCAGGTATTGTTGGAAATAAGAGGGTTATAATCAAAAAAGTCTTCTTTAAGACACCTGCTGCAATGTGGAGGTTCTTCGGATATTACGGAGGATTGAATGTTGTCGGAAACCTTTTGTATTATGGACAATATACTGATGATTCCTCTTTCGAGGTAATCCCTGTATGGCAGAATAAGTTACAGGCGAAGGCCTACGAAGACCACTTGTTCACACGCCTATCTCACTATTCATATGAATTAAAGGACAATAAATTAAGAATATTTCCTCAGCCACAACTGGTAGGCATATATAGGTTTATGTGGGTTGAATTTTCAGTTATACCTGATAGCTGGGATGAGGCTTCCGATGTGGATACTGGAATAGGTGGGGTTAATAATATTAATACTATTCCTTTCGATAATCTTCCCTATGAAAATATTAATGCGATAGGAAAACAATGGATCCGAAGATTTGCTTTGGCCCTATCGAAAGAAACTCTTGGTCAAATTCGAGGAAAATTCAATCCCATTCCAATTCCAGGATCGGATATTACCTTAAATGCATCCGATCTCTTAAGTCAAGCCCAGAATGAACAAGAAAAATTACGAGAAGAATTAAAGACAATTCTGGATGAATTAACTTATGCAGAACTAGCAAAGAGAGACGCAGAAATAACAGAGGCGGTCAATACGGTACAAACAAAGGTGCCAATGTTGATTTTCCAAGGATAAATACATAAGTGAGCAGCAAAAAAGACCAATTTGATGATGATTTCAGACCTTATTTTCCCGAGGAAAAAAAGGCCACTGTCCCTGCACTAAAAGAAATTACTTTTATGCCATCCACCATCGAAACAATTGATTATGCCCTTCATGAATGGCTGAATGAAAAATTAAATATATTTTGTACAACGAATGAAGGGTGGAAGAAAGTACCTATTATATGGTCAATGCCCGAAAGAGCCTTTCAAATAAAAGAAAATAAAGAGTTGCGCAATCTGGAAAATATTTTCACACTTCCAGCTATGAGTGTAGAAAGAATATCATTAATAAAAGATCCTCAGATGAAAGGTGTGGCATGGTCTCACATTCCACGACGAAATGATGCAAAAGGGGGCGCGATTACTGTCGCTCGACGGATTAATCAGGAAAAGACAGCAAACTTTGCCAATACAGCTGCCGAGAGAAGATTTGGCCAGAAAACTTATCCTTTTAAAAATAGAAAAATTGTTTATGAAACGATGACAATGCCTATGCCGACTTATGTTGTCGCAAATTATAAAGTTATGATAACAACAGAATATCAGCAACAAATGAATGAAATTTTTACACCATTTGTTGTTGAAACAGGACAAATAAATAACTTCTTCATTACTAGAGATGGTCATAAATTTGAAGGCTTTATTCAGGGAGATTTTAGTTTGGATAATAATATTTCTAATTTAGGAGAAGAAGAAAGAAAGTTTCAAACTACGATAGATTTAAAAATATTAGGATATTTGTTGGGTGCTGATAAAAACGATAATCAGCCAAAAATTACAATTAGAGAATCCGCCGCAGAATTTAGATTTACAAGAGAAAGAGTTATTCTTGGCGATAAAAAGGAATATTAAGAATTATGGCCGAAAATAAATGGGAAAAGCCTTCAAATCCTCCTCCTCCACTTTTTCTTGGAGAGAAGGAAAGAGATCTTGTAAAGCAAGTTAATGATGAGCTTATGGAGCGAGTCATTGGCCAAGCCATAACTTATTTCCCGCTTTCCATAGAAAGAACAAATTTTCATCCACTTTATGGAGAAGCGATAGAGAAGTGTTTTCTCGCGCCTGTGAGAGTATATGTTCTGGTTGAATTTGATGGTATAGGAACGGTCACGGAAAATTATGGATTAGATAAAACTCACTCTTTAACTGTGAGGTTTCACGAAAGAAGATTATTTGAAGATCAAGATCTTTATGTAAGGGAAGGAGACTATATACAGTATGGATCTACTTTTTTCGAGATTGTTACCCTCACAGAAGAAAGAGAAATATTTGGACAAGTTCAGGCAAGATTTCAATTGTCTGCCAAATGTATTAGATCGAGAAAGGGATTGATGGATTTTAAAATTGTTTCTTAAAAAGGTCATGATCATGAAGATGGTTAATTATTCTAGACTTTGAAGCTTATAGAGACTATTTATTATAGAAAAGCAATCTAATTTTGGTTCAACTTTTAGGAGAAATATTAGAATGTCAGTAAGAAAGTTT